ACGCAAACACCTTCACAGTGACGGCGGCCAGCAGTCTCTCGACCAGCGGTAATGTCACCCTGCAGCACTACATCGGCGGTTTCGTGGCGAATGCCGCTGGCACCCAGGCCAACACCCTGGGGCTGGACTTTATCCTTTCGCGCGGGCTGTATGAGGCACAAAACGATGGCAGTCTGAGGGAGCTGAGTCTGTCGGTCGCCATCGAGGCCCGCACACTGAACGACCAAGGCGTGGCCACGGGCAACTGGGTGTTGTTGGGCAACAAGACCTATACCGCCAAGACCACCACGCCGCAGCGCAATTCCGAGCGTTTCATGGTCACCGGTGGCCGCTACGAGGTGCGTGTGCGACGCCTGGATACCAAGCAGACCGACACCCGCTTTGGTCATGAAATTCTCTGGGGTGGGCTGCGGGCCTACCTTCCCGAGACGCGGACATTTGGCAATGTGACCTTGATTGCGATGCGCATGCGCGCGTCCAACAACCTCTCGGCCCAAGCCTCGCGCAAGATCAATGTGGTCTGCACCCGCAAGCTGCCGGTGTGGAATGGCAGCAGCTGGTCTGCGCCGGTGGCCACCCGCAGCATCGCCTGGGCGCTGGCCGATGCCTGTCGCAACACCACCTACGGGGCCAAGTTGCCCGATGCGCGCTTGGATCTGGCCGGGTTGAAAGCGCTGGATGCGCTGTGGGCCAGCCGGGGCGACGAGTTCAATGCCCGCTTTGATTCGGCGCTGAACTTTTGGGAGGCGATCACCAAGATCGCGCAGGCGGGGCGAGCCAAGCCGTACATGCTCGGCGGCATCATCCGGTTTACCCGTGATGGCGCGCAGAGCCTGCCGGTGGCCATGTTCTCGATGCGCAACATCGTGCGGGGCAGTTTCGGCGTGGAGTACCTGCTGCCGTCGGACGACATGGCCGACGCGGTAGAAGTCTCGTACTGGGACGCCGAAGTCTGGGCCACACGCCGTGTGACGGCCAAACTCACTGGCAGCACAGCCGCCAAACCCGCCCGGATCGAGCTGTTCGGTGTGACCAGTCGCCAGCAGGCCTACCGTGAAGGGTTGTACCAGGCGGCCAGCAACCGATACCGCCGCCGATTGGTGAAATTCACCACCGAGATGGAAGGCTTCATACCGGCGTTTGGCGACCTTATCGCCATCCAGCACGACATGCCGGCCTGGGGCCAGTTCGCAGAATGCACGGCGTGGAATGCGGCGAGTCGGACGCTGACCGTCTCGGAACCCATGACCTGGAGCACGGGCACTCACTACGTGGGCCTGCGCACCAAGACCGGTGGGGTGGATGGCCCGTATGCAGTGACACGGGGTGCGACCGACAACGAACTGGTGTTCGCCGTGGCGCCAACGCTGCTTCCCTACACGGGCGCCGACTACGAGCGCACCCACATCGCCTTCGGTTGGGGTGAGACCTGGCGGCAGATGGCCAAGGTCATCGCTGTGCGCCCGCGCGGTCTGCACCAGGTCGAAATCGAGGCGATCAACGAGGACCCGTCGGTTCACAGCGCCGATCAGGGTGTCACCGCCCCGGCGGTGGTGACCAGCCAGTTGACCACGCTCTACACCACGCCGCTGATCGCGGATCTGACGCTGCGATCTTCCACCACCGACAACAGCAAGGCCTTGTTGACCTGGACGCCAGCTCCTGGCGCTGAGACCTACCAGATCGAGATGGCAGCGGGCAGCAACCCGTACGCCGCCAACCTGGTCTGGACGCGGGTGGGTGAGACCAGTGCCAACAACTTCGCAGTAACGGCGCTCTATGGCGCGCAAACCCTGATCCGGGTGCGTGGCGTGGGTCTGACCGCAGGGCCGTGGGTGGCGCTCTTCTACGGCAGCAGTGCCGACTACATGTGGGTCAGTGATTCGCAGGCGATGTGGCAGGCCAATGCGGCATTGCTCATGTGGCGCTACTGACTGATTGCGCAAACAAAGAAAGCAGGAGTTCAGCAATGAGCGCCCCCAAGTACGACATCCCACTGGCGCAAGGCGAAACCTTCTACACAGCACTCACCCTCGACGAGGGCGGGGCGGTGATGGACCTGACGGGCTATGTCTTTGAAGGCCAGATCCGTGCCACGCCGGAAGAACCCACCGTGCTGGCGAGCTTTGGCTTTGATGAAAGTCGTCTGGCCAGTGGCACGGTGGTCATCACCTTGCCCGCGTCGGTCACCAGTGCCTTGCCGGTGCGAGCCTGTGTGTACGATCTGTTCATGACCAGCCCGGCAGGGATTCGCACCCAGCTGCTCAGAGGCAATGTGCTGGTGGCCATGCGCGTGACGCGCAATTGACGGGTGACCCATGGCCATCCGCATCTCCATCACCACGCCGCGCCAGCCGGGCGTCACCGTGCAAACCGACACCCAAACCGTGCGGGTGCAACCGCAAGGCCTGCGCACGGTGCTCACCAACATCGGTGTGCCGGGTCCCACCGGCCCAAAGGGTGACAAAGGCGATCAGGGCGTGCTCGACCCCGATGCCGTCATCGACGCCGGCTATTTCTGACTCGGCAGTTCTAAACATCAAGGAGCACCAACATGCCCCAAACCATCCAGATCAAGCGCTCGACCACCACCGCCACACCGCCATCCCTGGCCGCAGGCGAGTTGGCCTGGTCGGAAACGTCCAAGAACCTCTTCATTGGTGAGAGTGGGAACGCCCTCACTGCCATTGCTGGTGCGGGCACCTTTGCCAAGAAGGCGGACAGCTTTGCCATCTCGGGGGACGTGTCCGGCACCGGAACCGTGTCTGCCGGAGTCGCGGTGGCTTTGCCTGCAACCGGTGTCACCGCTGGCAGTTACGGCAGCGCCACCCAGGTCGGCCAGTTCACGGTCGATGCCAAGGGGCGATTGACGGCGGCGGCCAATGTGTCCATCACCCCGGCCTGGACCTCGATCACAGGCAAGCCAACCACACTAAGTGGCTACGGCATCACCGATGCCTTGGGCCTGACCACTGCTGCGCCCAGTGCGCTGGCGGCCAGTGCAACAGTCGGCACCGCTACCACCGCCGCACGCGCCGACCACGTTCATGCCTTGCCCACACCAGCAGCGATCGGTGCCATCGCCACCACGGCCATTGGTGCGGCCAACGGCGTGGCGGGTCTGGGTGCCGACGGCAAAGTGCCGACCTCGCAGTTACCGGCGGTGGCCATTGGTGGCATGAACTACCAGGGCACCTGGAACGCCAGCACCAACACCCCCACCATTCCAACGGCGTCGAGCAGCAACAAGGGCTTTTATTACAAGGTCGCCACGGCCGGTGCCACCAACGTGAGCAGCATCACCGACTGGCAGGTAGGGGACTGGATCGTCAGCAATGGATCTGCCTGGGACAAGATCGACAACACCGATTCGGTCTCCAGCGTCAACGGCGCCACCGGTGCCGTGACCATCACCACCATCACGGGCAATGCGGGTACCGCCACCAAGCTCTTGACGGCGCGCACCATCGCCATGACGGGTGATGTGAGTTGGACGTCCGCCGCCTTTGATGGCTCGGCCAACGTCACGGGTTCTGCCACCTTGGCCAGCACTGGTGTGACGGCGGCCAGTTACGGCGCTGGCGCCTTGATTCCGACCTTCACGGTGGACGCCAAGGGCCGACTCACCGTTGCCGGCACCACGACCAACACCCCGGCGTGGAGCAGTGTCACTGGTAAACCCACCACCTTGGCAGGCTTTGGTATCACGGATGCACTGTCGACCAGCGCAGTGATTGATGGCGGTAGTTTCTGACGGGGCAGGGCGATGCCGCAAACCATCAAGGTCAAACAAACCGCTGTGTCTGGCCGAGTGCCGACCACTGCTCAATTGCAACTCGGAGAGTTGGCCGTCAATACCTACGACGGTCGCTTGTTCCTCAAACAAAACCTCAACGGGGTCGAGACGATGTTGATGCTCGAAGCCCGGTCTCCTTTAGGGCCTGATACCCCGATGTGGAGCAATAACGTCAACACCCTCATGTGGAGGCAATAAATGCCAGCTTTACCTGCCAGTTCTTCTTTTACCGGCTCCACCGTTACCGAAGCCCAATTCAAGCAAGCCGTCACCGATCAACGAGAGTTTCTGGCCTCCTTGTTGGGAGCCGACGGTTCAGTTTCAACAGCGCTGGCAACCGTTGGTGCATTGGGCGCTGGTTATGCCAGCAAAACGGCAGCTTACACACTTATTTCACAAGACCGTGGTCGGCTGATTGATTGCTCCGGCGCGTTCACCTTATCACTCTCTGCTGCATCAAGCTTGGGCGCAGGATTTACCGTTGCGGTTCGAAACTCAGGCAGTGGCATCATCACCATTGACCCCAGTGGATCCGAGCTGATCGATGGTCAGGCGACGATCAGCTGCGCCCCTGGTGAGTCTTTTGTCCTTTGCTGCACGGGGGCTGCTTGGCGCACAGTGGGGCGTATGGTGACCAACACCTTCGCCACTGACGAATACGTCAAGCAAAGCTTCAGCTTGTTTCAGACCTTTGGTTCTTTGGCATCCAATGCCAGCAAATCGGTGGGTGCCACCAATTACCTGATCTGGTCGAGTTATTACGGCAATCAGTGGTCGCGGGGCACCTATTACACCAACATGTTTTACACATCTGGCTCGGGCAAGAGTCTGGTGGTCATCAACGTAGGCAATTGCCGGATCACCATCTGGAACTACAGCTCCAGTAAATCGATGCAAATCAATTTAACGGGAGTCATCAACTGTGCAAACGATGACACCTATGCGTTCCAGATCCGAAGGGATGGTGTGACAGTGGGTACCTACGGTTCCTATTCAGGCCGGATTACCCGGACTGTGGACTTTGGAAGCTTCACAGTGGCACCGAACAGTACTTCAACATTTGATCTGTACGGCTCGATTCTCAACGGATCGGGTGGTGACAGTCTCTACGTGAATTCTTTCACGGCCACTTTCCAGCATTTCGTTTGAGGAGCCTGTATGCAACGACTGTATTTCAATTTTGCTCAGGGTGATGTTCGACTGGTCCCGCAGGAGCAATGTCCGCCGCTGGAATTTGAGACGAGCTTCCCAAATGCCGAACTTCCCGATGACGTCACCATGGAAATGATTAGTTTTAAATCCATTGACGGTCTCATCGTACCGGTCATTACCTATCCAGCCATTCCGATGACAACAGAAGGAGACACCAATGGCCAGCCCTAAATCCCCACCTAAATCTCAGTTGAGCCTGATCAGCAACCTCTGGATCAAGCTGATGACTTTTGAAAACGCAGGTGACGTCAACGAGGGCCACAAGCACGCGTTTGATCACCCCACCTTGCTGGTCAAGGGGCGGCTGCTGGTGGATGTGGATGGTGCCGTGTCGGAGTTCTCTGCGCCTCACATCATCTTCATTGCCCGCAACAAGGTCCATACCCTCACCGCGCTGGAGGCGGGCACGGTAGCGGCCTGTATTCACGCCTTGCGAGATGGTGAGCGGGTGGAGGACATCGTTGATCCCGCCATGATTCCGGTGGGTATCAATCCCAACCACCTCCCCGACTTCATCAAGCCACTGGCCAAGGCCGATCACTTCGCCTGAAGCAAAGACCCGTTATTCACGCCCGCCTGGAGACATCCAGTGCGGGCATTTTGCATTTTGGAGACCCAACCATGGAGAACGCACAAGAACTCGGTTCGCCGCAGCCCATCACCCTGCGCCCCGAAGACCTGGACGACCTGCTCACCCGTGCCGCCGAACGCGGTGCCGAGCGTTGCCTGGCCCACCTCGGCCTGGAAAACGGCCATGCCGCGCGCGACATCCGCGAATTGCGTGATCTGCTCGAAGCCTGGCGCGAGGCCCGCCACACCGCTTGGCAAACCATCATCAAGGTGGCCACCACCGGGCTGCTGGCCGTCATCTTGGTGGGCGCAGCCATCAAGCTCAAGCTCATGGGAGGCACGCAATGAAGTCCTTGCCGATAACTCTGCCCACGCCCAGTCTGCTCACCAACTGGCCCCGAGTGCTGCGCCAGGCATGGAGCATCCGCTTCTCGCTGCTGGCCGCGTGCTTCACGGCTGCCGAGGTGGTCTTGCCCTTCATGGGCGACATGCTGCCCAGGGGCCTGTTCGTGCTGCTGGCCTTTGCCGCCAGTCTGGGCGCCACTGTGGCGCGCCTGGTGGCCCAGCCCAAGATGCATGAGGTGCAGCCATGAGGCGCCCTCGCACCGCTGTGGCTGCGCTGGGCCTGTCGGCCGCCGCACTGGTGGGCATGGTGCTGCACGAAGGCTACAGCGACCGCGCCATCATTCCTGTCAAGGGCGATGTGCCCACCCTGGGCTTCGGCAGCACCACCCGCGCTGACGGCTCGCCCGTGCGCCTGGGCGACACCACCACGCCGCACCAGGCCTTGGCCCGCGCGCTGCGCGATGTCCAGCAGTTCGAAGGCGCCCTCAAAACCTGCGTCACCGTGCCACTGGCCCAGCACGAGTACGACGCCTACGTCAGCTTTGCCTACAACGTGGGCACGCGCGCGTTCTGCCAATCCACCCTCGTCAAAAAGCTCAACACCCAGGACTACGCCGGTGCCTGCCAAGAGTTGCTGCGCTGGCGTTTCTTCCAGGGTCAAGACTGCGCTGCTCCGGCCAATGCACGCCTGTGCGGTGGCCTGGCCAAGCGCCGAGACGCCGAATACCAGCAGTGCATTGGGGAAGCGCCGTGAGCCTGATCGCCTGGCCCTACCGGCTGCTGGCCCTGGCATCGCTTTGCATTGCTATGTTCGGCTTCGGCTGGCTCAAGGGCGCGAGTCACGTTCAAGCACAGTGGGAAGCCGCCACGGCCGCACAGCAGCAGGCCCAAGCGCAAGCACAAACCAGGCAAGCCGAAGCCACCGTCCAGGTCGTCACCCAATACGTCGACCGCATCCAGATCGTCCGAGAAAAGGGCGACACCCTCATTCAGGAGATCCCCGTTTATGTTCCCGTCCAAGC